GTCGTAGTGGCTGGCCCCGGTATCAATGAGGCTAACGGTCAATACAACAGCGTTGATAGTGCGATCACATCCGGTGATGTGGTTACCATTATCAACCCCGCTGCATCGACTGTGTACCAGCCTAACCTGTTCTATCATGAGCAGGCCTTTGGACTGGGTTCGGTTCCACTGAAAAAGCTGTTCGCTACAGATACCATCGCAACAACTAAAGATGGTATGTCTATTCGAGTATCAAGATACTCGGATGGTGATGCGAACAAGCAGAAGGTGCGTTTCGATCTTTTGCCAGCGTATGTGACGTTTAATCCGTTCTTTGCTGGACAGGGTTTTGGGGTATAGTTAAGCTATATCAAGCACTTACAACAGGGGCGGGGAAACTCGCCCCACTAAGGAGTCATTATGAAGTGGATAAAGCCAAATGGTCAGGAGATCGAGACAAACGATCGACCTGAGACGATTGAGCACTGTGAAAGCATAGGCTGGAAGGAGGCTAAAAAACCTGCTAAAAAGAAGCCTGACCAGTTAACTGATACAGAGCTTGACGCATTAACTGATCCGGGTACCGGCTGATGTCTAGCGGAACGCTGATAATCGAAAGCGCATTGGGTCAAATCGGCGCACATTCGGCCCTTAAACCGGCCAGTCCTGAGTCAATGGAAACCGGGTGGCGTATGCTTAACAGTATGATTGCCCGCTGGATGGATGACGGTATTGATTTTGGCGCTGTGCCTCTTGAGGCTGTAGGCAGCGAACTATCAGAGCCCATGGGACTGACTAATACCATTATATTTAATCTGGCTATTGAGTTACATCCATTATTCCCAGGCACACAGATATCGCCGCAGCTACGGACCAATGCAGGTACCACTTATCAGGATATGCTTACCAAGTCTCAGGTCATTACTATTCCAAAGCCTATCCCTAGAGATACCCTACCAAGAGGGCAGGGTAATCACCGTAACCGACATGTTAATACTACGTTTTTTGATAAGGATGATACCCTTGGCTGAGATTGATTTCCCATTAGGCCTTGAAGGCACAGATAAGCTCCCACAGACGAGGAGAGCGCTCAGGAACTGCTGGAATGCAGCTGGCCCCATCATACAACGCCCAGGAATAAGTAGCGTAAATACAATCACAGGCGTGGCTCGTGGTGGTTTTGAGTGGAATGGCAGTCTGTACGGTGTTTATTCAAATGATCTTGTTAGAATTGATCCAATTACAGGTGTTGGCGTCGTCATTGATACCATTACCGGAACCAGGAACATAGATTTCGCAATCGGCTTTAATGATGCTGTTATCATCGTAAAGGGTGGTGATGGTTATACGCTTGATAAATCTGATGTTTTAACTCAAATAGTCAGCCCACAATTTCTTCCCTCTGATTCAGTAACGCACATCAACGGCCGTTTTGTCTATGTGCCGACTGACGGTAGTCCGGCCTTTTTCAGTGATGTAGGCGCCGGCGGAACAATACAAACAACCTCGTTTTTCGATGCTGAAGAATTGCCTGACAAAAACAAGGTGTGTGTTAATTTTAGAAACGTTCTATATATCGGTGGTGAAGACTCTTTCGAGCAGTTTAGGGATTTTGGCGACCAAGTTGGTACTACTATCCCCTTTAGACGCTTGAACGCGCGTACTGACAATGGTTATTTGGGCGGATTACTGGAATACAACAATACCTTTTTATTTATAGGCAAAGAGAAAAAACAGGATGTGGGTATTTATTCGATATCTCAAGGTGTGGCGCCAAAGATATCGAATGAGTATATCGATTCAATTTTAACCACATATTCAGAGGAAGAGCTCGCCCGGGCAGTAACAGGACGTATTAAGTGGCACGGCTATGACATAGCTACTTTTACGCTGGCGCGAGACGCTTTTGGATTTTTAGGGGGCAATTGGTTTGGACTGGACACCCTTCTTGATGGTCATAGCGAGGTGTGGCATGCTGGTTTTATCACTCAGTTTGATCGTAAATATTACAGCATGTTTCAAGATAATTTCGGCCGATTTGACGCGATCAATACTGATTACGGTTCTCCTTTTGTGCGCTTGATTGATATGGCGTTTGAAACAGATAATGAGTTTTCAGCACAAAGCCTGGAATATCGTTTATCACAGGGCTTTAATACCGGCATTGGCTCCGTTGCATTGCAGTTGTCAGATAATAACGTGCTTTATAGTGATGTTTTTCACAGAAATACTGGCGATGTTGGCAAATATACCAATAAACTCAGCTGGAATTATCCTGGAGGAATGGGATATTACGAGGGTTTTATGGGAATACGGTTATTTACCGGGGAAGACATTGATTTCTCAGCGTCTAAACTTATAGTGGAGCTAAGGTGACAACAATTGTAGATACCCCCCTTGCTGGGGATAAGATAACGATAGAGGGTGTGCCTACTGAGCAGCACCAGGCTTATCTTGAATCGGTTGAACGTGCTATTAATGGCTGGCAATTTCCACCATTTACAGTGGCCACGGTGATATCTGCAGAGGATAACGTGGGAATGGGTATTTATGTATCAGATGAATCAGGCGGCGCCACATTAGCTTTCAGTGATGGATCGGTATGGAGGCGCGTGCAAGATAGGGCAATCATAACATAGGTGATGTATGGGATTACTTGACGAATTTGCAGGTATTTTTACTGGCGGACCTGGCGCAAAGGCGACAGGTCAAGCCGCTGGTGTCCAGGCGGAGGGATTTGAAGAGGCTCTAAGAGTCTTACAGGAACAGCTTGGCATTACGCGAGGGCAGTTTGCGCCATTTCTTGAGGCTGGAAGAGAGGCCTTGCCAGGTGTGCAGGCGGCGTCTACCGTGGGTGGTCTTGATCAGATTATTAATCAAATCATGGGCGGCGAGGCTTTTGGCGGTCTGGTTGAAGAAAGGCAGCGCGGTATTGAAGGCACCTTGGCGGCCGGTGGTTTGTCCCGTTCAGGGGCGGCTATCGAGGAAGGTGCGCGGATCCCGACAGATCTTGCCTTACAATTAGAACAGCTATTGACAGGACGAAAGCAGAATTTAGCGGGTACTGGGTTGACCGCGACATCTGCTGAAGCTGGCCAGACCGGCAACCTAACGCAGCAAATAATTCAAGCAATCACTGGCGGAGCTCAGGCTACTGCCTCTGGAATTTTGGGTTCACAACAGGCACGTACTCAAGGTATTCAGAACTTACTTAACTTGGGCGGTACATTGGGCGCTGGCGCTTTGCAAGGGGCTTTCAGTGACCCTCGTCTTAAAGAAAATATCAAAAAGATTGGCAAAATTGGACCGCTAGACTTAGTCCGGTGGGATTGGATACCCGAGCTCGGTGATTCTTTTGTGAAGACATTTCCAACAGTTGGGTATTTGTCCACTCAAGTCAAGGAGATTTTCCCGCACCATGTAAGTGAGTTTGGCGGTTATGATGTTATTGATTATCCTGAACTTAATAAGGAATTAGTGACATGGCATTAGTCGATGCGCGTGGTTTTCAATTAACGCCTGATGTCTCGCCGTTATCCACGGCGCTGGGTGAGGCGCTTGGGATAAGAGCAGAGCGGCAGCGTGAGGATCAATTACGACAGGAGAGAACTCAGGCTGAAACGCTGCAGCAAGACTTTAAAGAAACAGGTGTCCAATTTTTGGGCATACGCGACCTTGAAGATTTTACGACTCAGCGCAAACAATTAGCTATCTTAGGTCAGGAAGCTATACGGGCTGGCAAAGATCCAACGTTATTCACAGACGGTTTGAATATCAATAATCCTGACGAGCTAAACCTGTTCTTGACCCGAACAGCCAGGGCGGCTGGGAATGCTGACAAGATTTTGGAGCGAGAATTAAGGGCAGACGAGCAGGCGGATCAAATCGATGGTCTATCTCAAGTTCAATCCTCGGAATTCTTACCGGGCGGTGGGACAAGAATTGTTCGTAAGGATGGGACTGTAGAGGTAGTACAGCCAACACCAGACGAAAAGGCCATCATACAGGCGGGCGAAGATAGGGGTATAGACATACAACAAAGACGCGCTAAAGGCAGAGGGTTAGGCGTGGGGGCCGCTAAAGTAGCAAATCAAGCCCTAGAAACAACAGACAAAATGCGTGCGAACAACATAAAACTAAGGAGGGTTATAGAGGAAGTCAGGGGTGGGGCACAGACCGGACCCCTTGCCGATAGATTGCCAAGTTTCAGAGCATCGACAAGGCGGTTAATTCAAATCAAGAATGAATTAGGACTTGATGTTGTTGGTGCTGTCACGTTTGGCGCGCTATCTGAAGGTGAGCTTAATCTGGCAATGGATACTGCTCTGCCTACTACTTTGGATGGGCCTGATCTTATTGAATGGGCTGAGAATAAAATTGCAGCACAGGAAAAACTGGCTAATTACCTCGAAGAACAAGCCATTTTCTTAAGCAAGCCAGGAAACACTGCGGCTGACTGGCTGGAACGTGGAAGAAATCAAAAGGCAATAAGAGAACAACAACCAGCACAGCCAGCTACACAAGGCGCTGGCAGATTTACTATTGAGGTTATTGAGTAATGCCTACCTTCCTAGTCACTGACCCACAAACAGGGCGTAAACTGCGTCTAACTGGCGATTCTCCGCCTACTCAACTAGAATTACAGGAAATATTTGGAGGATTGCAAGATGGTGGAATTTCTGGGGTTGGTGGCGCTGGCGTGGCTGATATCCAGCCTAGTGCAAATGGTGATGGATCGGATTTGGCCGGAGAAATTCCTCGGGGTCGAGCCGACGAAAGAACAGAGAGAGGCCAGATTGAACAAACTCTTACGGAGAATGTAGGCGAACAAACAATTTTAGATACTATCGGTAGGCAGTTGGGTCTTACCGTTAGGGCTGGCGCCGAAGGACTCACCTCTATTCCCGCTTTAGGCGCTGAACTGGTTAGACAAGGTTTAATACAAATTCCAGGCGTTACAGAGGCCCTCCCAGGGCTGGCAGTTCCCTCCACGCAAGTCGTCCCGCAATTATTAACACAAGCAGGTGTACCACAGCCAGAAACCCCTATTGAGCAAGTTGTGGGAGGTGTTAGTCAGGCTTTAACAGGTACAGGTGCTGTTATAGGTGCGGGTAGACAAATAGCTGGAGCCGCGCCTGCTGTGAGTGAATTCTTAACGGCTCAACCAGCAGCGCAAGCTTTGGCAGCGACAACAGGGGCCGCATCTGGCGAGGTTGCTAGAGAGGCCGGTGCTGGACCTACAGGGCAGTTTGTGGCTAGTGTTCTCGGTAGTTTTGCCGCACCTGGTCTCACAAAAACTGCAGAATTCAGTAAAAAGCTCACCACTCCAAGCGCAAAAAAGCTATTAAGAGACGCAGCCCCTACTGTGGAAGGCCTTAAGAGTGCTTCTAGGGAGATTTACCAGGAAATTGACGACCTTGGTGCTGTCTTAAAACCGGCCCGCACTAATGCGTTAAGCGCACAATTGACAAAAGAAATACAACGGCAAGGCTTTAATCGTAGAATTCATCCAAAAGTATCAGCCGCATTAGATGAATTTGAGCAGATCGCAGGAACTGAGCAACAATTAACCAATATTGATACTTTGAGACGTGTTGCACAGAGCGCCGCCAATTCAATAGAGCCTGATGAAGCAAGACTAGGAACGATCATGATTAATAAGATTGATGACTTTCTTGACCAGGTTAAACCAGATGATTTCGCCAAAACCCCCGGTGTAAATGTAGGCGCTCAGTATAAAGATGCTCGGCAATTATGGAGTCGAGCGAGAAAGTCTGAAGTTTTAGATGAAGCTTTTAGAAAGGCGAGTCTTCAGGCTAGCGGATTTGAAAATGGGTTGAGGACACAATTTAGATCAATTCTTAATAACAAAAAGCGGTTAAAAATGTTCTCTGCTGAAGAAATAAGCGCAATGGAGGCCGTGGTAAAAGGTGGGACTGCTGAAAATATTGCCAAGCGTCTTGGTAAGTTCGGATTTGGTGAAGGGCAAGCAACAAGTATGCTGTTAGGTTCACTGGGTGTCGCTGGCGGCGCGGCCGTGGGTGGCCCTGGAGGCGCTGTTTTAGTCCCTGCTATCGGTCAAGTATCTAAGGGCCTGGCGCAGCGATTAACTAGAAATAACGCAGAGATGGCCAATGCGGTAGTTAGAGCAGGAAGAAATGGCACAGAGGTGGTCAGGGCATATGTTAAAAATACCTCACCTAATGAGCGCAACTCGGCACAACTTACCGAACTATTGCTGAGAAATAATATTGATTTCAAGACTTTCAAGTCAGCCTTAAAGAAACTTCCAGAAGGGCAGAAAATACTGGCTTCAAGTGCTGTTTTTCTTGCAGAATCAATAGAAAAACAGCAATCAGAATTCCCAATCTCAGAAACTATTGAGGAACAATAATGGCTGCCATAGTAAATGAAGACCAACAGTATATTGATGAAGCAACCGGCGAACTACTGGTTAACGGTTTTATCTATATTGGCCAGGAAAATTTGGATGCAAAACTCAATACAATAACAATCTATGCAGATAGAGAATTAAGTATTCCTTTGGATAATCCTCAACGTACCGGCCCAGATGGTCGATCAGAAAATAAGATATGGGTACCCGGTCATTACTCGATGAAGGTTGAAAATTTTGAGAACGTCCAAAAGTTCAACGAGCTATCACTCGGAGAAGGCAGCCAGGTAGGTAATACGATTCTTGAGGGTGTATCTGGTACTAATGATATTATTGCAAACGCCTCACCTTCGATAACTGCATTAGTCGACGGCCAGACTTATATTTTCACAGCGCCAACCACAAACACTGGCGCCATGACTCTAACAATCGATGCCACAGCAACCTTACCAATAAATAAGAAATTCAATGTTGCCATGGTGGCCGATGATATTAAGGAAGATCAAATAGCAGTAGTTGTTTATAGTTCAGCTACAGCAACGTATGAATTAATATCAACTGTATCAAACTGGCCATACATGAATGGTATCTTAGCCAAGGCCGCGCCTTATACGGTTGAATTAAAAGATAGAGGGGTTTTAATTAGTGTTACCGGCACAACCCTAATCACAATGCTTCCTGTTGCCACTGCGGGCTATGGTTTTAATGGAGGTCTAATTAACTCTGGTGCTGGCGTGGTTACAATGGATGGAGATGCCGCAGAAACGATAAATGGTGTTGCCTCAATTACACTAAATCCTGGAGATAGTATTCATTACACCACAACAGGTGCGACTGGATGGGAAGGAACAAGTGCTATTGATGTATCTTTTGTCGCACATGACCATACTGGTACTCCTGAAACTCAAATACCTACTGATGGTTTAGCTAATGGCGCAGCGACCTATGCCAAAGTTAGTTTCTCTAATGAAATTGATCAAAGTGACATCGCCAGTAGTGCAATAGGCATAGGTGAATTAAAAGAGACAATACAGCAAAATACCGCAACCCCAGGGATATTGCTAACCGATATTGCTTATACGGGTGGTCTTTATTCGTTAGGCCTTGCATTATCAAGAGATGGATCTAATGCCCCAGCAAATGATGTTCAAGTTGTCGCTGGTGTTGGTGGTTCTTACGCTTCTGAGATAGGCTTAAGATCGCTTAATACTGGTATTACTTATTATTTTCAAGTCAGATATTTTCAAGCTTCCCCTCCGTATGATTTAGGTGATGGGGATATTGCTTTGTTTCTCGAAGCAATCATCGATAATGGAAGTGGAGATATCTTAGCCATTAATTCAGCTAAAGATCCTGCCTGGGCAAATAATGGCCCCACTAATATAACACCAGATCGAAACGATAAAGAGTCAGGAAGAAACTTCAAAACTGTTTACGATTTTCCGCCTGGATTAGAAAGGCCATTGCCTGAACAAACGCCTTTGCAAGCTAAAATTAATCACCAAAAAGCAAGGGCTGAGTTTATGAAAACGCCTGCGTTCAAGGAAATTGAGATCACAAAGGAGTTTAAAAATTCAGACATGAATGATTTTCCTCATCATTTTAAAAATACTGATTTAACTGGCAAAACAATTGTATTGTTAGATCCTGTTTCCTCTGTTGTAGAAGAACTCATGCTATTACGTGATGCAGGTGGCGATATACATAAAATGATCATGGATGGGTATTTCAATATTGACAGTACACAAATAACTCGTAACGGGCCTCCAGGTGTACAGGTTGTTTCAATAGATTGGAAAAATACGCCATAAGGAGAAATAAATGAAATTCAAACAAACAACAGGCGATTTCATAGCGAGCAAATCCAACTGGACGGGTATGGTAATGATTACCGGTGGTGTTTATGGTGGATATACTAAAGCTATGGATCTTACCGCGGCTATTCAGATGATTTTAGGGGGTATTGCTGTGATTAGTATTAAGGATGCGGTATCACGTAAATGAAAGCTAAAATAATAGCCATCCTATCCGCCATCTTAGCTGTCTGTGTGGCCTTCCTGGCACGTTCCAGGGCACAACTAACGAAAGTTAAGGTCTTGGGTAAGGAAAGGCAGAAAGTCGCTGAGAAGGTAGCTAAAGAAGGCAGAAAGAGGACTAATGAAAAAACCAAAGAGGTGAAGGATGAATTTGATAAAGGTGATTATTCTAGCCTTAACGATAAGTAATATCGGATGTACTGGTATTTTTGTTAGGGATTTACCTTTAAAGGACCCACCGAATTACCCTGAGATTGAGGATGAAAGGGTGAAGAATATGGGTGACTATGTCTATGTCCCCAAAGATGTTTGGGATAACATCGGTATCAAAATGGGGCAGTGTATTGGATATACCCATGAGTTAAGAGATACGATTCTCACCACCCATGATTAACTTTTTAAATCAGCCAATGTTTCATGCACTCTATGCAAGCAAACCTGTGCAGCCTCTTCCGGTGTGTCATGAGTAAAATCTGACTTAATTTCGAAGGAAGCCCCTTTTGAAGTCACGTACATATCGACGGAAACATGCCAGCCATTGTTGAATAAGCCGACTCTAGGCTTCCCATATCCTTGTAAGTTCCTTAGTAATTCACCAAGTGATTGCCCTGGCATTACAGATTTTATTGATGGTAAACTCATTTATCTCTCCTGGTCCTGATAACATTTAGGACAAATATCAATTACAACCCCATTTATCTTTTTAGGACACTTTACTTTTTTAAGGAAGAATTCAAAGCATATTTTACATTCAAACCAAGTAGGGCATTCCCCTGAATGTTGTTGATTGCATAAGGGGCAATGTGTATTCATTTTTCCTTTCAATCCGTATAAGCCACAAATTTAAAACGTCCATTTCCAAATTCTTCAAATCGTCCGCCGAAAGTGCCATTTACAACTTTTTGTACCTCTGTCTTTGTGGCACCATCTGGATACACACCTTCCTTAATCATTGTTGAGGAACTGTGCATTTTGCTTCGATAATCAATCTTAGTTTTATCCAGTTGGAGCGGCTTGTACTCACGCATTGAAAGCCCTGGCGCTACTTGCACGTCCTTGTAATCAGGTGCCTCCTCTTCCCATCCGCATTCGTTACATGTGAGCGGGTTATTTGTGCAAACCTGGCATGGTGGGTTAATGTGACAGGAGCAATTTTCAACCTCTGGATACTCAAGCGTTCCCTTGCAGTCTTTCTCACGGCATTTATCGCCCTCTTCATAATATCCCATATACATATCTACCCCCTTATATCGTGAACATCTTTTTCATGTTGTCGCGTTGAATCGATGTGGTCTATGACACAGTTAACATCTTCTACAACGCAAGTAACTTCACATTCACATGGCTCGATTTTGTGAACTATTTGCGGCTTGGTAGTAATTTCACCAACTTCTATTTTTGGTTGTTGCTCATCTATAAAATTACTGATAAGAACGCCATTACCTGTTACCGACAAAGCCAATGCGAGTATAACAATCCATAATGGTTTGTTTTCTAACGCCTTTGACCATAGTTCATATGCTCTTTTTGTTACCATGATTACCACCTCCATCCAACACCGATAGTCGCGGCATCCTTACTGCCTGACTTAACAATAGATCCCTTAATCATATATTTATTATCGAAACTCTTGGCAGTCCCAAAAGAGCACGCCTTTACTCCTTCGTAAGTGCTACAAACAAAGTCTGATTGTACGGCTCCGGTATCAATTTGATAGGAGTGATCCGAGGCTAACCCCATCGCTGTACCTCGATAATCAAAGTTTTGTATAACATTGGTTGTGTGATCGGTTGTATGAACAGTCTCGGTAGGATAGACATTAACCGTTATATCGTCGCGGCGGTAATTATCAGCACAGGCATTAGATATAGATTTAAATAGAATAAACAATATTACGACAAATATTAGTGCTATCTGAAGTAACAATAATACTGTTAATCCTTTTTCTCCATTATTCATTTTCTTCTCCAGTTATCTCAATTAAATTGACTCACACTTATTATCTATTAACGCCTGCATTGCTACGAGCGCAGCCTCTTGGCACTTGTCGCAACATGTATTCATAGCGATACTTTTCAGCACTTTTTCATATTTCTCAACTCTGTCACAAGCTATGTAAAAAAATTGACCTTTATCAAAAGCGTCCTTTGCCCAGTTAGGCATATTTTCTGGGACCATTTCGGTTATTTTTTGCATTTCTCTCTTTTATGTCTCAGTGCTGACAATAATCATGCCAGATTCACCCCATAACTTTGTAACTCTGCCGTCCCACACTGTCGAATCATCATCATAGATCGCATCTAATAATGCCTTTTCCAGATTGTCTTTATCTGGTCTCTGTTTGTGAGGTTGTCTGTTCATTTCTTCACGTTTTTTCTTTGACCAACTCTTTGGCATAGGTATGATAAAAACGACGTGGTATCCATATTCTGGCAAAATTACATTTTTCAGCCTTACCTCATCTTTAAACGCCCAATATCTTTGCGTTTCCGGCCTGGTTTTCCATTTGTCTCTTTGGGTCATCCTTGGTTTTGTGCATGGGGTTATATCATATTGAATCCATGCGCTCTTTTCGTTGCCAGGGTCGATAGCTAATATCCTCATATCGTTTTTATTTCCTGACTTGCTACCAATGCTCTCATTGCTGCGATTAATGGGGTTGGACCTGTCCTAAAAACTCCGGTCTCATCATCTGACCTAGACATTTCCGCTTCCCATTCTGATCGGTCATAGTCATAAACTAATACAATCTTATATTCCTCAATAAGCGGTCCAGCTTGTGACCAATCATCAGAATATCCACACTGGCAATTATCATGGTCCCACCCACAAGTTTGACAAGTGCAACAGTTTCCATGATTAGGTTTATGCCATGGGTTACCAATTGCCTCAGATACTGCTTTATCTAATTCAGCACCTATTAATTCATTCATATCAATCCTTTCTCCTTAAGCCTTAGATGGGTTCTAATCTTTGCCCTTTCATATAAACAATAGCGCAGATCCCTATCAACTTTAGGATCAGTGAACCAGTCCTCGCACCCCTGACAGCCGTAGAACGCATCCAGGTCACTTGTCTTGTATCCCCTGCCCTTGCCATGCTCTATCAGGTTTGAGTGTCTTAGGCATACACTGGCTGGATTACCATTGCATCTAGGGGAGCCCATAGTGCATTCTTCGCCCATGGCACTATCCCTTATCTTTTTGGAATGCACAGGCTTTTGCTTCTGTAGCTTTTCCCATGTCTCATTGCAGAATGTCTCATCATTCATCTTCTGTCATCCATTCTGGCAAAGTGTCTAATATATAACCATAAGCATCTCTCGACCCTTTAGCGTATTCTTCATCTCCCTCATCTTTTGAGGCTTGTTCAAAATATTCATACTGTTGTTGAATATCCTTAATAAATGCTTGTAATTTTTCATTATTCATCGTTTAATTCCCATACTAGCCCAATAAAGATCGTCAGGCCTCGGCAATATTAATTCCAATTCAGTCACACAATACATCTCTATTTTTTCAAGAAATTCCGCAAACTCTTTGACTTTAAGAGTCGATGTCCCTTGTGGTTTTACCGTGCTACCGAAAGGTGTCTCTACAAGTTCCATATCTAAAAATAACTTTTGAAAGCCATCTTTAATTTGATCGGATGTATAAAATTTCCCTTCGTGCTCTAAGTGCCAGTCTTTTACAAGGTTAATCCATAACCACAGAAGACTATTCATTTTGATTGACCTGTTTTTTTTATGCTCTTTTATAGTAACGTCCCATTCACCAGGCGGCAGCTCCTGTATTTCTTTACAGACTGCCTGCTTAGATCTAAACGGAATTGTGAAAGTTTTACTTTTCATTTTAATACCCATTCTCCATTTCGATAAATATATGTTTCAGGCTCAACAACAACAGCCTTATATATAATCATCTCTTCTCCTTCTATTTCGTCTAAGCCATCAAATATTGAGTACATATCTGGGCCTAAATATGTCGATTCCCAGTCATCATCAAAATACAGTGTGTCTCCAGGCTTTACTCTCATTATTCTTTCCTCTCAGGATTACATTTAATAGGTATATTCTCTTCATCAAAGATATTAATCCGTTCTATGTTGGTGAGAATACCAAAGTCGCAGCTATAGAATTCAGCAGATAGATTGCCTACATCTGTTTGGTAATAGCCTATTGGTTGTTTATCTGTATCTGGAAAAAATACAATTGATGCAAACCAAATAAGGCAAAGAATCATAAAAAAAGTTACTATATTATTCATGGCAACTTACTCAATACTATCTAACGGCACATAGACAGAATTTAGATTTGGCCCAGGGCAAACTAGCGCAGCCTTAAAATGTTCTTTTGGGTTAAAATAATATCCATAATAACTATCATGTTCTCTAATATCATTGGATAGCGTTCTAAATCCTAGGAAAATACCTATGGATTCAAAAGGCATAGGTTCCCAAGTTTTCCATTGATCAATCATATGATACCGATCATTTTCTCTAGGAATAGATTTAACTTTACGTCTATATTTATGAGTTATCGTAATCTTTTGACCAAACTCAAGATTAATATTTTTATCGCTCATAACAAATCCCATCCAATGTTATTCCAGTGCATTCAGGATCAGGCTGAATATCCAGGCCCATGGCTGCCAGCACAATGATAATCGCCGCTAGGGCTAGGTAGTCTTTTAGGTGGAGTTTGTTTTTGTTCATTTTATACTCCCCAATTATTAATTAGATCCATACCAACAAACTCTTGATAAATCAGAAACAAAATTAATTGATTTTTCTCTTGAACCTGTTAATAAAAAGAATATAGGAAAATAAAATATCCACATTAACGGAACTGCCCACCATCCTATTAATAATCTAAGTAAAAATACTCTCATTTCGCTATACTTCCAAATTGTTGATTCAGTTTAGTGGAGAAAAGAATTGACCTGCTCAATATAGACCAATCTGCTTTATCTTCTTTCTTAACACGTTTTCCATTCATCCATTTACTGCCGCCGTTATGACCTACTAAATATTTATGAAACTCCCCTTTTACATGACCATCTTTTTTTGAGTTTCTTGTGCAGATAGTAGTTTCTGCACCACATCCACACTGGCATATTCCTTCTGGTATCATGTCTTTCTCCTTAATCTTCCTGGTCAAAATATGCAGAGATTGCTTTACCTGTTTCTAATGAAAATAGAACAATTAACGGCTTACCATTGTTTAACCATTCCTTTGGTGGGAGAGTGAGCATCAGATGCTTATCTTTATTCCTTTTGATCATCGGAGCATTAAGCAAATCATCTACCTGTTTGATAAGTCTTAACTCAAGTTCAAGTCGTTCAGCAAAATCTTTTGCTTCTTGCAATGTCTTGCTGTGTGCATATCTAACAGGCTCTTTTGAATCATCATCTATGCATGAACGATGCTTGTTTGAAAAAGTAAAGATTTTTTTAATTAGGTTCATAACGCATTATCTCCAATATTAAATCCCTTTCGGGGCCCTGACTGGATAACACGCGGGCCACATGCAATCAATGCCTGCCAGACTCAGGGGAGAAGCTATTCGAGAATAGTTAATTTAGCCTCGTCCACCAATTTAAAAAAATCACCTATCCTTTGTTGCATCATTGCAAACTGTTCGATGCAATCGACATAGTATTTTCTTACAATGAATAAACGCTTATCTTCTGGATAGTCTGCACAATAGCTTACAAAATCAATCCACTTTTTTCCTGTTATCCATAAATTAAAATAGATTTGCCACTTGTAGGCAGGATCAATATCGTTACGTTTAATGTTTGCATAATGGACATGATCTAAAACAGACTTGATCTCAATTAATCCATCGTTATACACCAAGCCGTCAGGAGAGCAGCCAAGAGGTTCAATTGATTCAAAAAAGCCTCCATTCGACACAACAACAAAGTTTTCCTCTTCATACAATGCCCTGGCAATAGGTTCCTGGATATGTCCGCGCTCGGTATGTTCGTTGCTGAAACTTGATCCATTAATACGCTTCCCGGTGACTTGCTCGACAGCAATAGACACAGCAAGTTTTTTTGCAGGCTCACCGAAAGCCTTGCCATAATTGGCCATAACTTTGGCCATGCTGGAGGCGGTTAGTTTCCCGGTGCGTAAATCTAGCCATTCATCCGTATTTTGTTCTACATCATGCCAAATCATTCTGTTCTCCAGGCGCCGTGTCCGTCTCTGGAGTATCAACCGCTAGACTGCGAATGAGCACAGCATCATCGTCTGATACGTCACAATGCTTCAAGACTGCCTCTAAATTGCCATCGCGCTTGTATGCCTCGATTGCGTTATTCCATGCTGGAGTGCCTTGCTTAAGCTTTTTACGCATCCGTGGACGCTCGGCGCTTATCCTGAGCCCTTCTACAGTGTCACGGCCAAACTTGACATTGGTATCGACGTAGATAGTTACAGGGATGTTCATCCAGTCATCGATAAATTTGGACTGAGTCAAATCTGCCATTATCTTAGAATTATGCGCATTCAAGATCATTGGCTTTAATACTTCACCGGGCCTTATTTCACCTTCAACAAAATACGCGGTGTTAAACAGATCCTTTGTTTTATTAGACTTGTCTCCCTCAAGTTTTACGCATTTAATCGTTAGTACTGTAGGCTCCACAATGTCCGCACTGCTCAAATACGGCGAATTAAAAGCCTTTCTGTAATGTGTTTTTTCCACTTTATTCTCCTAATAATTGATTGTTACATGCTTTATTTCGCCAGTAGCCATCAAGCCTATGAGTAGTTTTGCTTGGGCTTGGCTCAGCTTTAAACCTGGCGCCATATCGGACGATATTAAGCTTTGCAAAACTTCATTATTAATCTTTCTTCGATGCTCTTTGTTGGCGGCCTTTAAATCTGCTTCACGTTTAGCCTCTTGCTCAGCCTTAATACGTGCCTGCTCTTTTGCATCAGCTTCGCGCCTAGTTCTTTCCTCTGCCTCCTTGATATCACGCAATCTTTTTTCTTCTGCGGCCTCTAATGCTTCCTGTTTTTCACGCTTGGCACGATCTTCTGATTCTTTTGCTTCCTTGATTTTTCGCTCAGACTCTTCTTTCTCGCGTCTGGCTTTCTCTTCAGCTTCGCGTATTGCTTTTTGCTGAGCTTCCTCTGCGATAAGTTTGTCACGCTCTACACGCTCTCTCTCAATTCGGTCAGCCTCTTCCTTTGCTAGCCGGTCCTCTTCAGCCTTTCGTTGCTCTTCCTCTTTGCGCTCTATTTCTATGCGGCGATCAAATAGCTCGTTTTCATCAAGTGCGATAATGTGAAGCATGTTAATTTCAATGGCTAACTTTTCGGCTGAAATGCGTTTTTCTTCTGATTCTTCCCATTCTGTCAATGGCTGGCGCACTTCATCCCTCAAGGCATCTAGGCGATCCCTGATATGTTTTCTTTCCTTGTCCACACCTTTAGCCTTATTCTTCCAGTCGGCGACAAGATCCTTACCTAGTTGATCGAGCGCGGTTTTTGATTGCGCGACTTTGTATGCAAGAGAAGCGATTTCCTTTCTACCTTTAGCAGTAGATATATCAACTACAACGCTCTTTACTTCGTTTTCGATGTCTTCGATTAATTTATCAGCCGTATTTTCATCGCCGAAAACCTGTATAGCTGTTAAATCGGCAACAATGGCCAGGCCTTTTTCATCCTTCATAATTGTGATTCCTCTCTATAAGCACACATGTTTTCTATTTCAGTCGTACACTCATCGCTAAGGCTTGCAAGCCATTCAGAATTGCCAATCCTTACAGAATTTAACTCAGTTTCCCCGTCACAATAGTTATACTGAACGGTAATTTCTCCGCCATTGTAATTAAAATTGCATTCCTGCCATCTCACACACACGGGCGCTCTCATTCCATGTATTACTTTTTGATTATGAGTTAGATGTGTCATTATTTTTCCCCTCTATCTCTCTTTTTATGAATTTCCCGATATGACCGTCACCATTGGAGATTTCCAAATCGTTTGGCTTTTTAATATATATAGCCATATTTTCTTTTCGAGAAGCGCGTGCGATTTTTGAATGTCGTTTGCATTGGCACTTATCTTGAAATTTAATAAAAGCCATGCCTGAGAAGTAAATGATTAAGAGTGTCCACATAGCTACGCCTGATGAGTAAAAAAAGTTATCCCAGGTAAGTACATATTCAGTGATATTTTCCAAGATATTCTCCAAGTTGATTATTGATTGAGTGATAATTTCAGTTTTCGATCAGTGCCCCATCACTCACGGGACTGATAATATTAATATTAGAGGATAAACAATGTAAGGTCAACCCTTGACAAGAAATAAATTCTAGGTGTATAATCTATAGCATGAAAATAAAAACTATAGTTGAAAGATGTGGGGGATATTCCAGCCTAGGAAAAGAACTTGGAATATCAAGGCAAGCAGTATTTAGCTGGAAGAAAGTACCTATTAAATATTTAAGGACAGTTAAGAAGCTGTCTAAGTTAACCTTCAAGCAATTAAGACCTGATATATGGGGTAATTGAGATGACTAGTGACACAGTATGTATAGCAACAGACCTTGAATTGAAATCAAAAGCAGAATCTTTGAGAGAGTCTATAAATTGCTTGGAAAATAACTTAAATGAAATAGAGCTTGAAAGGAAAAGGCGTGCTGAACAACCTGAATTCCGCTTTCTACAGCCTGTATTGGATGATGATGGTGATAAAGCATATTTCCTTAATTTTGATGGAAGTGATTATCAACTTTTAGATCAGGTAGGGGTAAATTATTACGCCTCTAAATGTATCCCCGATCCCGAAGCCACTACCCGTATTAATTGGATTGATTATAAAGGCACATTGCCAGCACAAGGAAAAGCAAATCAATCTGTCTGGTTGAAATACAGGAATGGAGAAATTATTAAATGTGGACTATTGGCGAATCAAGCTGTATCAGACATCATTGCCTACGCTGTCATCGAGGATTAAGTAGGATGAATGAGTTAACAACCAAGAAAATACCCAAGTTCAGAAAATGGCTTGAATCACGCGGTTGTGAAATGCTGCCAGCCACAAATGAATATGAGTTAATTAGATTCAAAAGTATTTTGGGTACGGGAGTTATCTATAAGGCAAAACGTGGGTTTTCTGTGAACTCACCTTTTGTGGACGAGGCTGTTGATTGCTTCCTGGGGAACAAAAAATGGAAAGGCCAGGGCAAGCCAAAAAACAGGGTGATGCTCTCAAAACGACAGCAACAGTTATTAGATCGTGATGGTAATCAATGTTTTTATTGTGGTAAAGAAATGGCAGACAACGATATGACATTAGAGCACTTACTATCAATAAATCATGGCGGTGGTAATAGAATGGAAAATCTTGTTTTAGCGCATAAGGAATGTAATAAGGAAGCCGGCCATAAATCAATTATTGAGAAAGTAAAACTCAGAGACAAATTAAGGATGGAGATTAAGTAATGGAAACATATTATGTGGCTGAAGAGTGGATACCACCAGAGATAGCCATACCAAAGAAAGGCTTCTGGTATGAATGGAACGAAAGATTTGAAAGTTTAAATGATGCTCAGAATTTTATAGATTCATTCCACTCTAATTCCAAACCATTGGATAAAACCAGAATCATCAAAGTGACTAGAGAGGTTATAGAATGAAAATAATATTAATGATATTTGGTGCATTGTTAGTCATTCTGGGAATAATAAAACAGATTGCAATTGATGATGTATCAGGAGGTGGCATTGATATGATTGTAGGAATGTTACTGCTTATCTATTCGGAATTAGTAGGGAAGAAGCTATGAACATAAAAAACCACATAGACAACGGCGGTGAGGTGATGACTAGTGCTGACACAAAAACGACTTAAAGAACTTTTAACTTATAGTCCTATTACTGGTGAATTTACGCATAATCAACGCGACGAAACCCATAATAGGCATAAGTCATTTAATAGCCGGTTAGCACTTAAAAAGGCTGGATGCCCTGATACATATGGGTATATCAGTATTAGACTTGATAAAAGATTATATCTTGCCCATAGGTTAGTATTTTTATACATGTATGGCGGGATGCCAATAAATCAAGTTGATCATATTAATCAAATAAGAGATGACAATAGACTTGCTAATTTACAGGAAGCGACCCACCAGGAAAATCATCAGAATAGGACGCTTAACAAAAATAATGACAGTGGATTCTGTGGTGTTGACTGGCACAAAGCAAGCGGCAGATGGCGAGCAAGAATTAATACGAATGGTATTAATATCGTTATAGGTTATTTCAAAAATAAAGGTGAAGCGATTAAAGCTCGCAAGAAAGCAAATAAAAGATATGGTTATCATGCTAATCATGGGAGTAGAAAAAATGGATAGAAAGTGGTTAAAAGGTGAGCTTGAGCATGCTGAAGCAGCCATGGCATCATACGGTAGAATTGTAGACAGAATTAAAGAGGAATTAAAAGAGCGCCCGAACCTGAAAGACGGTGATCCTGTTGTGGTTTGGGGATATGGTAGTGAAAGAAGGAATAGGTATTTTAAGGAATGGGATGAAGATGGTCGTATTGTATGTTGGCGTAACGGCTCAAATAGATGGTCTTGTGATTATGATTCCTCAGACATGCCTTGGGACAACTACGAGCTACCAGAAGAATTCGAGAAGGTAATATATTGATATGAAAGATATAGAGGAATTATATTCAGAGATTAAAAGTAATTCGGGACCGATTACTGATGAAACGATTAGTCTTATTATTCATAAATATGAGGTATATCGGAAAAGCTGCAACGATAAGATACTTTCCAGAACTGCCCTAGCTAATTCAATCTTTAGAATGCACAACGAGTTAGTGAAATTGGGCTGGGCTATTCATGATGGTATAGCAAAGCGTGAGGATGTTTTTAAGATCGGTAAAGAGTTAGACGAAGTTGTAAATTGTAAAGAATAGCACAAGACTAGGAGGGATTATGAAAGATGAATTAACAAAAGCAATAAGAGAATTAATTAAAAGTATTTACTATGACTGTAAAGGTGCTTATGGCGCTGATTCATACGAAGGTGAATATGAAACTGAAATACAAAATATAGTTAATATTATTTGTAAAGAAAAAACAGAAGAAACCAAGGATTAGGAGGGGTTATGGATGGCAAAGAATTACTTTTAATTGAAGAAGCATTGGAAAGATTGACAACAGCTTTAGATTGCAATGAACAGGAAATACTTGATTGTTTAGTAGGGACATTGATTAGTGAAAAAGAAGTTGGAGAAATTAAAGATTTTCTTGATTGTGCTTTGATTTAAAAACAGAAGAAACTAAGGGTTAGGATGGGTTATGAAAGATGAAGATATTGATATGTTTTTGGCGCAAAAAAGGGCAGCGCAGCAGTTTGATAATTTAAATAGTACGCCTTATCACATTGAGGCATTATCCTTAAAATTGGACAGGATAGAATATAAATTGAATCTTTTGCTTGAACAGAAAGAAGATAAATACTAGACTTAACAAATCAACCGGCAGTAGCAGCCAATTAGGACAAAATATGAGGTCTTTACAATCTGACAATTTCAGTGGCCCCAATCGACGCTCCCATGCGTTATTTGTCCTGGGAATGCTACCCGCTGGAATTGTCAGTTTATAGAGGCTTCACTATGAAAATAGAACCCACACAAGCTGAGATAGATCAAGAGAGGGAACGCAAGATCAATGAGGCATATTTCCACCTCCAGACCACACACGACCCACATACGCGCAGAGAAGCTCTGGATACTATGGAAAAACTGATAAAAGAAAGGAGCCCCGAGCAGGTAGCAACGATGGAAGCCTGGCATAAAGGCTATTCCTGGGAGGGAAAGTAAGTGATGAATCCTAATCAATGGGCTGGTAAATATTCGACTATTGTTGTTGACCCGCCATGGAAATATGGAAAGTGGGGGAAAGCGAGCATTGCGCCGCCTGGCTCAAGTTATGCCCCGCAAGACAGCGTAATGCCATACGAGACAATGACGGTTGAAGAAATTGCAGCAATGCAGATTGACAGGCTTGCTGCAGCTAATTGCGACTTGTACTTATGGGTAACTCAAAGATATTTACCATACGCTTTCGACATAATGACCGGGTGGGGCTTCAAATACTGCCAAACATTAACATGGTGCAAAAAGCCAAAAGGAACAGGGCAAGGCGGTTTATATTGCCCCACAACAGAATTTCTAATCTTGGGTAGGCGAGGGAAAATGCCTACAGGAAAAAATCGGATTGATACAACTTGGTGGGAAGTTAAGCGCCCAATGCAACACAGCGAAAAGCCAGAGATATTTCAAGACATTATCGAAGCGCAAAGTGACGGACCCAGGATAGAGCTGTTTGCGAGACGCAATCGAAAAGGATGGGATGTTTGGGGCGATGAGGTAAATTATGAGGAATGCCAATGAATAATCAATTAGAGGCTATAAAAGAATCTGAAAGGTTAGAGCAAGTAATTCAAAAAGTTAAAGAATTAAATGACCTTGGCTGTAGATTACCCGAAATTATTTCCTGCCCGTATTGTTATTTGTCTTTAATAATCACTCAACAATGCGGTTGTGGATGGAGGGCTCACCCATGAAATGGTTTAAGCATGACAGTACGGCACATATAGACGCCAAGTTAAGGAAACTTAAGCACAAACATGGAATTATCGGATATGGATTATATTGGTACTGTCTGGAGCTTATTGCTGGAGATATATCTAGCAAGAATATAACTTTTGAACTTGAATATGATGCCGAAACAATAGCAAACGAGTGGGGATTAGATCAGATAAAAGTCCAGGATATGATGTCAGATATGGTCAAGTATGGATTGTTCGAGAACGGTAATGGGAGAATTACCTGTCTAAAAATGGCATATAGACTTGACGATACCAACTCAAAAAATCCTCAAATGAAACAAATAATTAACAGTTTTTCTCCGAAGAACTCCGAAGAGCTCCGAGAAACTCCGAATAACTCCGGCCAGATAAGATTAGATAAGAAGAGAATAGAAGATAATAATAAGGGGAGTAAATCCCCTACTAAAAAATTTATCCCACCTTCTCTTGAAGACGTTTCTTCTTATTGCAAGGAGCGTAGCAACAATGTCGATCCAGAGGCATTTATAGATTGGTATCAAGGCAATGGATGGATGAGAGGGAAAGCAAAAATAAAGGACTGGAAGGCTTGTGTTAGGACTTGGGAGAAAAAAGATAAATCTGACTCGCTAGATATATCCTCACAAACTCAGGGGGCTATATGAAAGTCTTCTCTGATAACGATTTTGCTAATTTCCTGGAAAGCTCAAATGGTAAAGAATTTCAACATATCGGTAGTGCCTCCAATTGGACAGACGGCGTGATTAAGCGTCTAAACGGCGATATAAGTATGGCAGGCGAATGCTTACCCTGGAGCAAAACTCACAACAAGGTGCAACTGAGGCCCGGTGAGGTATCAATTTGGGGTGGGTATAACGGACACGGTAAAAGCCAAGTGCTGGGCCAGGTATGTGCATGGAATCTTCACAAGAAATGGCTTATAGCCTCTATGGAAATGAAACCCGAGGCGACACTGGCCAGGATGTTAAGGCAAGTATCTGGATGTCGGTTACCTGATGATGGATATGTACAACAGTTCTTAAAATCAACAAACGATAAATTATGGATCTATGATCAACAAGACACGGTAAAGCAGGATAGAATTTTAATTATGATGTTTTGGGCAGCTAAAATATTAGACATTGATCACATAGTTATTGACTCACTTATGAAATGCGGTGTCGGTCGAGAGGATTACGAGCAGCAGGCGAGATTCGTTGATAAAATATGCTGGATGACAAAAAACGAAAACTTCCACACTCACATAGTTCACCATATGAGAAAAGGTGAGCATGGAGAGGGTAAGATACCGACAAAGCATGATTTCAGGGGAGCCGGGGAGCTTACTGATCTTGTAGACAATGTTTTTATTCAGTATCGAAATAAACCAAAAGAAGAAAAAATTGCCGTTGGCGCCGTTGTTGCTGATGATGTGCCGGACGCTTTTTTGAAAATCGTAAAACAAAGACATGGAGAGTGGGAAGGATCTTTTAAGCTCTGGTTTAATCATGAATCTATGCAGTATACGCCTGATAACAGAAACCGGCCTATCCCTTATCCAAGATGAATCACCGCAGTTCCTTGGTGATGATAGAAACAGACCAATGCCACACAGAAGAGATGCAGCTTAATATCAACAAATAAATAGGAGATAGATATGAGCAAACCAATAGCGTTTAAGATACCTGATGAAATGGAATTAACCTATAAGTTTTTCGGTGTTAATTTTCATTTTGTAGTTGAAAGAAAAGAGATTAAAGAATTTCAATTTTCAGCTACTAATCGTGATGAAATCCTAAATAAGATTAAAGCTGAGGGAATAGATGTAGAGAAAATTGTCATTGATTAAATAACACACCATAAAGGTAAATAACAATGAATATCGATATAAGTTTCATGTCTCAAGAAACAAAAAAAAGTTTCAAAGATGTAGATAGGTTAATAGACTGGTATGAATTAGCTAATAAAGATATTGATGTTATAAAATTAGCTCGCATACATTTTAAGAAAATTAATAATGCTGTGAAAAAGGAAACGAAAGGCGACAAGGATCTATATTCGTTCACTTATAGAAATTACAGTATAAGGCCGCTTGAAATATTAACCAGGAAACAGTATTTACAAAAAAATCAACAAACGATGTAATAGTATTTATATGGTGTTTTGATTCTTTGGAGGAAGTGATGGGAAAATTTGAAGAAAATTTTGCTGAGCCTGCAAGCTTTACAGATGGAACTATGGTAGTTACTGGAGAATTAACAGCAGAACAGGCTGCATTAATGTTTAGTCAAGAAATAGATGAGGATGTAAATCCTAATGAATTAGAAAGAGATTGGGTTAGATTTGGATTCGCCCCTGAATTTGTTGAAGATCGGGCAGGGGAAGCTTGTTGGTATACAGGCGCAGGAAACAAAAAAGGCAGTAAACCTGTATGGGTTTATGGTATGAATTCATAACTCTATGAGCAACGTTAAAAAACTAGCTGACATGGTCAAACCTGACCTGACACGTGTATTCGTGAACTGGGAAGTGTTCTACACAGAAGATCGAGTAACCGGCGAAATAAAAAAGAAAAGGAATCCTAGCCATGGTGATCCATATAACGAAAATGATACCTGGATAGTGCCTTATGTAAAGCAAAGTGCAAATGGTTAAAGTGGCTTAGAAACACACTCAGTAGCCTATAGGAGATAAATATGCAAACGAACATTGAAACACTTGGGATGATGGTTGATGTAATCAAAGAAGAAAAACGTCGCATTATCGAAGAACTATACGACTTCCAGAAGATTGTAAGCCAGTTTCCAACAGTCAATGAATGTGCTTCCTATAACCGAGGATTGCGCGACTTTGCCGACAAACTACAAGAAGAACTTGATGATTAATAAGAGGATATAGATATGGGTAATATGATCGTATCGAATGATAATCGATTGGTTATGTGTGACAAATGTAAAGAGAGATCAGAAATGCACCACATTGGAGATAGGAAGCTGTGTTGCACTTGCTATGTTAAGGAAGGTTTTCCTCCAGCAGACTGGCATCCAACGTGTATGGAAGCATATAAACGAATCAGTAACACACAAACGATGAGCTAAGACAGCGTGGCTAAAGCTATGAGTAGCGAACGAGCCAACGGGGAGCCAAATTAACTGATGAATTCACCAAGCAGCATTTGCTCCTTAGCATACATCAACTTCAAAAAGAGAGGCATACCGTCAACAAATTCCAGAAATTCTTTCAAGGTCATGAAATCACACATAATTATCACCAATTTGGCTGGAATATAGACTATACCTGAGTAAATAGCAATGGAATATCTGAAATAACAAGGTTTTAATAGTTGCAAATTAAGGTTTTTAGGCTAAAATTTAATCAAGTGTTGAGAAAAGACACCATCGTTTTATCTCTCTCAAATTGCCCTTAAATGGGCTTTTTTTTTGGGCAATATATGGTGGTAGTGATTTGACACGTAGATATCTGTGGTATTAAATATTATGATCATACTAAGAGGTTTTTATAATGGCTGACATATTGGTAGAAATCGATGGTGTAAGGCTAATGATGGAGGAAGACCTCTTGGTTAAAACAGATGGTTTTTTAGATAACGATAATGAGCATACTACATGGACAGAATGGCGCCTTGATGGGGTGATTGTAAAGCGTGGGGCCCACGTAACACTTAAACGAAATATTGCCGCCGAAGGTATAGCAGCAATGTTGAAATAACGGGAGATTAAGAAATGGCAAACGTACAAGCAATGTGTACATCAGCAAAGCAGGAATTTTTAAACGGCTCTCATGCGTTCGGAGCGCAAGCAGCAAACGGGGTTAGAACTGTAACTACCAAGGATGTTTTCAATTTGGCTCTGTTCTTGGTGTCAGCAAGTAGAGGCGTGGCTGATACCGTTTACAATACCACTGGGGAACTTGCTGCATCTGGTAACTACACCCAGGGTGGGAAACCTGTAATTAATGCAACAGCTCCAACTACAAGTGGTACGACAGCCTTCTGGACCCCTTCGGCCAATTTAACCTGGACAGCTCTAACGTCCAGTGCTCCCTTTGATGCTGCAGTGTTATACAACGATTCTGCGACAGGTAAAGAGGAAATTTCTGTTCATACTTTTAGCTCTCAGGATATTACGGCGGCTGATTTCACACTAACTATGCCCACCAATGACGCTACTGATGGGCTGGTAAGAATAGCGTAATAGCAAACAAACATACATCGTATGAGGGTATAACAATGAGTTTTAATGAAAATATTGATGTAGATGAACTCGAAAGTATTTTGCAGCAACATTCCAGGAATTTAGTAAATGCTATCCTTGCTGCAGAAGAATCTTACCAGGATTTGCAGCAAGCCAATATTGCGTCAACTAATGTATTCACACGAACAATCTATGATTTGCCAGATACAGGTGAGCGCGTTTTGAGTGTAAATTCTTCTACTAAACGGATTGAATGTCAGGCAGGTGCAGGGTTCTTCACGGGATTTCAAATTGGCCGTAATGTGACTAATACAGGTTTTTCTAATGGTGCCAATAATTCTCCTGATGATACATTAATCACAGATGCGGGCAGTGATTTTATTGAATTAGATAATTCTACTAATTTGGTAACTGAGGCAGATACAGTCGACGCCAGGGTTAAATCAGATGGTTTTAGCGATGAAACAGACATTGTTACGGCTGGAGAAAATACCAGTGATGCATGGCACGAGATATATAATTTTGTCAATAATGTAGCTTCCCCGGTTCAGGGTGATAGATTAGCTCTATTACGTGATTTCACATGATAAATGGCTATTCTAAGGCATACAGACTGGGCCTTTTATGACGACGGTCCCGAGTCAGGTTCTATCATTAAGGGTTTTAAAAATACCCCATTAATTTTAGACACTGAGACAACGTATCTCTATCGTGCTGGCATTGAGGAAATTTCAGGTGATTTATGGCGTGGCAAAATAAAGCTTTGGTACAGGCATAATAATAATGGTTGGTTTGCTGTTACTGACTCAAGCTCTATCATTAGATTAGTTCCTACCAATAACATTATCGACAATTCTCATACTGTACAGCGCCTCACAAATTTTACTTACATCTCGACTAACAATGGATTCAATGAAAGTGATGGGCTTGCAGGCGGTGAGCCTATTCAGAGTTCAGGATTTGAAGCGTTATGGTCGTTTGAAATAATCAGAAATGATGTAAATAAGAACGACATCATAGAATTAAAAGTTGGTATTGGGAACAGTAATTTAGATGAATATGGCCAAGGGAATCCAGTTATTGTCGTTGGTAAGAAACCAGTATTTGCCACAATAGCCGGGTATATATCAACTACATGGATAGAAGATTTACCAGGGGGTCGATACGTTCATAGTCCTATTGTTGATTTTGTAAATGAATCAATTACGCGGCCTGATATTAAAATAAAAAATTATCATGCTTATCAAGACCCAAATAATTCAGGTATACCAATTTATAACAAAGTTTTAGTATTTGTCAGTGCTGATAATGTTTTTGATACTGAAGCTATTTCAATAGCCACAGATTCGGAATTATTACCAACTACCAAGCCAAGTAAGTTTAAAGTATTGAATGATTCAAAAACAAAAAAAAGATTCAATGATGCGTTAAAAAATAAAGACTTGCCTCAAGAAATTTATACAAAATCAACTTTACAAGGAGACATTTTAAAAAATATAAGAGGCTATTTAGATCCTCAAAAAGGATTTATAGATCAGCACATAATAGACCTTCTGGAGCAGGAAGGTGGCTGATTTTCTTGATACCTTTACAGAAACATCTAATCAAAATCTTGAGGATCATACCCCTGATACTGGGACGGCTTGGACACTTGTGGGATCGTCAGGTGACGCAATTGTGCGTGGCGCAACCGATGTAATTAGATGTAAAAACACAACGCCATTTTATTACGCGATTGATCCTGAATTATCTGGTGCAGATCAAGAAATTGAGATTAAAACTGTTGTATTTGGATCTCAACTTGATAGTAGTTATGTATGCGTAAGACTTGTTGATGAGGATAATTGGTATGGCTGGCAATTATTTGGTTCAGGCTCATCTGGTAGAAGATTAAGCAGGAATGTTGCTGGATCTATAACTGATTTAGATTCATCTCAAGGGGTTCAAGACGAATGGATAAAGGTTCTAGCGTCTGGTACTACCATAGAATTATACGAAGGTGGAACGGGAGCAACGCCGGGAACATATAATTTAATACATAGCGCGACAGGTGAGACTGATCACCAAACAGAAGTTTCCTGCGGAATACGTGGCGCAAATAGTCATAATACTGATTGGATCACTGAATTTAGGGCTACAAGTTTAGATACTGGTGAACAGGCCGCATTAACTGGTGAGGAAGGTGTTGGTGCGGAAGGGGACTTATCTCCTGCTATATCGGTTTCGTTAACAGGAAATCAAGGTGCTGGCAGTGAGGGAACATTAGTTCCAGTTTCTGGCGTAGATATACCTATCACCGGCGAAGAGGGTATCGGATCTGAAGGTTCTCTATCACCTGCAATATCAGTTCCATTAACAGGTGAAGAGGGAGCAGGTACCGAGGGCTCTTTATCACCTGCGATAGCAATTCCATTAACTGGTGAAGAGGGCACCGGTGCCGAGGGAAGTTTAACCTTATCTGTCAGTGTCCCATTAACCGGTGAGGAAGGTATCGGTGAAGAGGGCTCTCTATCACCTGCAATATCAGTTTCACTGACAGGAGAAGAGGCTACAGGCGATGTAGGCACTTTAGTTCCAAGCGCAGGCGTTTTTGTAGCTCTAACCGGCGAAGAGGGAACTGGAGCAGAGGGTTCTTTATCTGCTGCGATATCAGTCTCATTGACTGGGGAAGAGGGTACAGGTGCAGAAGGCACACTCACTCCCTCAGTAGGGGCGCAAGTCGCTCTAACTGGTGAAGAAGGCACCGGATCTGAAGGGAATTTGTTCCCTGCAATATCAGTTTCGTTAACCGGCGAGGAAGGTGCCGGTGACGTTGGAACAATCGTTCCATCAGCGGCGGCACAAGTCGCTTTGTCAGGTGAGGAAGGCATTGGCGCTGTTGGTTCTTTATCTCCATCGGTGTCGGTTTCTTTAACTGGCGAAGCGGGTGTTGGGGCTGTTGGTACGATTGGCACTGTAGTCCCTTCAATTACTATATTCTTTTCCGATACCTTTTCAGAAGGTGGCCCAACTAATTTAGAGTCTCATACCCCAGATTTAGGCACAGCATGGGTATTAGTGTCAGGTGGTGCCGGTTCAGGAACTGTATTTTCAAATGAATTATTTGTCACTGCAGCCGGTCCTGGACTTTATATTCATGATGATAATGGAACTGCAAATCATAACTCATCATTTAGAGTAACGGGAAGTACGACGGATTTATCAGATAATTACGTCTGTTTAAGATTAGTAGATAGTAATAATTTTATAGGATTTAGAACGGATGGAACTAACTTTTTCCTTGATAAAAACGTAGCAGGATCAGTAAGTAACCTAATAACCTCGACACATGTAGTTAATACATGGATAAAAATAGAGGCAACAGGTAACACGATTAGATATTATGAAGGTGGGACGGGTGGAACGCCGGTATGGGTGCAGGTAGGCGGTGATCAAACAGTTACAGATCATAATACAGAGGTCAGTCAAGGGGTAGTAATAGGGAGTAATGTTTCACCAAAGCAATGGATTGATACATACAATGCGTTTGAGCTTATATTACCGTCACTTGATTTAATTGACGGTGTAATTAGTACCATGGATGATACCGGAGCCGGCGGAGAG